CGATAGTAACACTTGACCTAATACCCATGTCTTGATAGAATGATTTTTTATCACCTGCACGAACTGCGGCACGTAAATTAGTGGCACTGGCTAACCGCTCAGTTTTAGCCCAATCAATTTGTGTAAATTTATAGCCGCCGTGTTGTTTACCTTGAACACCGTTGTACTGTGCTAGTGTTTTATACAGCCATTCTTCATCGGTATAAACTTTCAAGTGAACGTTTTCACCGTGTTCTTCATAAATTTTACTTGCTAGTGTTAATAAACTTTGTTCTGGAATAACATGTCCTGCAACTTTAGACCATACAGCCGCCATACACTGCAATTTAACATCATAAGGTAACGGATCTTTAGGACCGCTTGTACTGTCGTTAGTACCCACATACCAGATAGGATTGCTGGCAGCAGATTGCCACACAGCCTTATGTCCTTTATGCGGAGGATTGAATCGTCCAAAGCAAACACCAATAGTTTTTAAACCACCGTCATGCACATCCTTGCCCGGAACTTCCTCGTAGATGTTTTCGAATAGTTCTCTTAATCTCATGCTGGTTTCTTCCCTGGTGCCCAAGTAGTTGGAACAATTTTTATATTACCATATTTATGATTTGGTTGAGCATAGCGAACGTAACCTTCGCCCTCAGTCTCCCATATCTCAGGTCTCCCCTGACTCTGGTATGCGGCATACACTTCGTCTTTCATGTTACGTATGTCTTTGATTAGCGTTAACATTGAGTCAAATGCTCCGGGATGTGCTTTAATCATCGCAATAACATGTTCTTGTTTTTTAGTGCTAATGCCCTTCTTAGCCATCCAGTTTATAAATGTATCACCGGTAATGCTGTCAAAACTTTGTTCGTTGTTGGCATGTAGATTACTCATAGCATTAAAGAAAGGATAAAATATACCGTTCTTATCTGGATCAGGCATGCTGGCAATAAACGCATCGAGGTTAGCGCCAACACCGTCGACTTCGTTGACAATTTCGTCTATCAAATTGTCAACTTGTGTAGTATCTTGTCCGCTGCCACCTTTTGTGTAAACTGGGCCTTGGACAACAAGACCTGCAGTTTGATTAAACATACTAAAGTCGTCTAGTGGTATTTGTGTTCTATCAGGGGCACCAAATGTTTCAAACATAGCATGTCCCACAACCATAACCTTAGCATTGGTAATGCGAGTTCCCAACTCGCCGGCCTTATCAACATAATATCTTGTATTGCTTTTTGGATTAGGAGCAAATGTCCATACTCCCTTAGAATATCCTTCCATTTTAATTAGCTCTTTGTTCAAAGCCGGATCAACACCAAATAAACTATCTGCATATACGAAACCAACAAAGTCTTTAGGAGTTGCCGCATCAAACAACGGATATAGGCTGGCAAAGTTGTTAGCAAAACTTTGTCTTTGTTTTTGATCTTCGGGAGTTTTTGCATTACCGCTTTGATTAGCAATAAAATCGTATACTGCTTCTTTACTGTCGCCTTTTACTCCACGCGACCATTGATTATGTCCAGCTAGGATTAGTGGGCCACCTTCTTGCTCTCTACCCCAATATATCTGCGGGTTACCGTCCCACTTGCCTCTAACAGTGGTAGCACCCTCTTCTTCAGTAGCAATCTCTTTAAAATGAGTTAATGCTTCTATTGTGCCGTTACTGCCTTTAAAGAATACCAAATGTTCCGGATGATTAAACGCTCGCCCGTACTTTTCCATACTGTCATCAGCAGGAGCGGTTACTTCACGAAGGAACAATTCTCTTAATAACACGATTAATCCTTGTACTTGCCTTCTTCGTGATGTTTGTAAACATCCTCGTGCATCTTCTTACAAATCTTATTGCAAAGCTCTTCGCTCAACTCGTTAGGTAATTCTCTTATAGGGTATTGTCTAATGTAATTTTTATACCCTTCCATAGCCGCTGATTTAAATACAGCTGGGCTGACCTTTTTGTTGTGTTTAATGCCGTCTAGGCACTTGTTAACAGCTGGGTAAATGTGTCGACGATATAGATTATCATCGTTGTGAAGGAAGAAAGCAAAGTCTTCAATTAGGTCAAAATTTAATTCTCGTTTGTCACCTTCTTGGTTAACAAAATCTAAATCGTTAAAATTTTTACCTTCTAATAGTTCAGTAATACGCATTTTTTTAAGCCCATGTGTTTAGATGCACCTCAAGTGCAGATATACTATTTATCGCTCGCGGGCTTATACGATTACGCTTTGATTATGCGCTCAACCTTGTTTATTGAGCCTCCTAAGTGCATTTTTGTCATCAATAAGTTGTTATCGCCAGTTACATAAAAGTAAGTTCCGCCCCAACTGCGATCCTTTGTCAAATCTCTAATACAGCTCTTAGTTAGCTTTAGTTTTTTGTTATTATTAGCCCACTGTACAAATGTAGAGTTATCTTGTGTAGTTTTACCTAAAGTTACTCTATATTCAAAATTTACTTTAGGTAATAAAATCGTATCAGACGTTAGTGTAGAATTGAGTGGAGGTCTACTAATGTACTTAACACGATCTGTATCTAATTTTGCAAGAGCTTTAACATCTTTTTCTGAATTGGAATAAATGCTTATAAACGGGCTTTCAACTCTTATGTCAAAATCTTTTAATTTTAAGATATGTGCTTGTAATCTAAATGCAAATGCTAAATCATCTGGTGTTTTAATACCGCTTCTTAAAAGCCCGTAGTACGGACTAGCGTCTTTGTTGTCTTGCAGATTAATCTTTTGAAGACTCTTAAGAGTAGAGTCCATATCTCCTGACCTGAACAAACTGCAACCTGGGACTACCAGTACAATCTTGTACTGGTAGAGACCCATAAACCATTTGTTAGTTATCTTGTACTGCATTTTCTAACATTGACTCTACAGTAAGCAATGGCACTTTCGGAGTTTTTGGTTTAGTAACTAATACAATTTTATTGTCGTCTACAGTAATAGTTAACCAACCACCGGCTTTTAGATTGCCAAACAACATCAACTTGGCAAGATCACGTTTAATTTCCTTGTCGATAACACGTTGCAATGGGCGAGCACCCATCTTAGCATCAAAGCCTTTTTCAATCAGCCAATCAATTGCTTCTTTATTAATCTTAATCCGGATACCTTTTTCTTTGACTTGATTACGTAGTTCCTCAATAAACTTCTCAACAACTTTAACCATTGTTTCTTTGTTTAGCTTGTTAAAGGTAATAACACCATCAAGCCTATTACGGAACTCTGGAGTAAAGAATTTCTTAAGTTCTTTATCACTATAATCTTTATCCTGTGCGCCAAAGCCGATAGCGTTCTTTTCTGCTTCGTTTGCACCAGCATTAGTAGTAAGGATAAGAATCAAGTTTCGGCAGTCTGCTTGTTTGCCATTTGAACCTGTAATAAAACCATTGTCCATCATTTGTAACAAGACTGTTGTTACATCTGGGTGTGATTTTTCAACTTCGTCAAATAGTAATACAGCATTTGGTGCTTCTTGAATCTGTGTAATCAATAATCCAGCGTTCTCCTCGAACCCTACATACCCTGGTGGGCTACCAATTAGTTTAGAGATACTATGTTTCTCTTGGTATTCCGACATGTCAAAACGTAGCAATTTAACACCTAAGTTTTTAGCCAGTGCTTTTGCTGTTTCAGTCTTACCACAACCTGTTGGTCCCATGAATACAAAACTACCAATTGGTTTATTCTCAGCTTTTAATCCTGCTTGAGCAACCATAATCTTGTCAACGACTTCTTGTACAGCAAGATCCTGTCCGTAAACTTCAGCTTGCAAATTGTCTTGTAGTTTTGACAAGTTATTGCTTTCTGTTTCCATAACTTGCTCTTCAGGCAAATTAATCATCTTAGAAAGTTCATATTGAATTTCTCTTTCTGTGACTACACGATCGTCTGCAAGTTTCAAATTGAATCTTGAGCAAGCGCAATCAATCAAATCAATTGCCTTATCGGGCAACTTCTTATCTGCTTGATACTTAACACTCAGTTTAACAGCCGCTTGTATAGCATCATCTTTAATTTTAACTTTGTGATGTTCTTCGTAATACTTCTTGATACCTTTAAGGATTTGTAATGTCATTTCCTGTGTTGGCTCGTCAACGGTAATACGTTGGAATCGGCGCATTAGCGCACGATCCTTTTCAAAGTGTTTGCGATATTCTTCCCAGGTAGTACTGGCCACAACTTTAATGTTGCCTTTGCTTAGAGCCGGTTTCATCATGTTAGCGAGATCGTTAGCTGAGTTGCTAGCAGATCCTGCGCCAGAGATCATATGTGCCTCGTCGATGAACAGCACAGTCTTACCTTTCTTGCCTAGTGCCTTAAGCACCATTTTAAATCGTTCTTCAAAGTCTCCACGATATTTACTGCCAGCTAACATAGCACTGATATCTAAGTTATAAACTGTATAGTCTTTTAGAAAGTCCGGAACAGCACCTTTAACAATGTTAAAAGCAAGTCCTTCTGCAATAGCAGTCTTACCAACACCTGGATCGCCAACGAGAATTACGTTTGATTTACTTCTACGCCCTAATGCAAGAGCAATATTTTCTAGTTCGTCAATACGCCCAATGACTGGATCAATCTTATTTTTCTTAACTGCTTCATTAAGATTTGTGGTAAATGCGGCTAGTGCTTTTCCACTGTTACCTTCTTGAGGCTCTTGCTCATCTGTGTCAGTGCTGTTATTCAAGTAGTCAGCAAATTTATCTTTATCGATATCTGCTTGTTGAATATAGTAATATGTCCAACTGCGTTTTTCGCTCATCATTGCAATAAAAACATCTGTAGGTTCAATACGCTGTCGCCCGTTAAACAATACTTGTGTGAACGCACGATTAAGTACTCTCTCTACGCTTTGTGTCTTTTTAGGTTTTACAACAACGTCTGTGGTTGTAATTTCTTGACATTTATTCTGTAGGTAATCTGCAAGATTTTTCTTAAGATCAGATACATTGGCACCATAACCTGTGATAATGTTGCTAAACGTATCTTCTGCGAGCATAGAGAACAATAGATGCTCTATAGTAAGATACTCGTGGTGTAATTTCTTAGCAGTCTCAATTGCTTTTTCAAATACTGCTTGTAGATGATCACTAGGTTCAACCATTTAATTTCCTTTGTTTTTTTCTTGCCATATTAAGTTTCAAATTACTTACATATTCTGTAAATGTTACACCGTCTAAATGATCTAACTCATGTTGGAAACATCTAGCGTCAATGCCTTCAAGTTCTATTATACAGTTTTTTCCTGTATTGTCAAGATATGCGGCAGTAATTTTATTATGTCTTTTAACCTTAAGCCAGAGATTTGGAAAGCTCAAACAGCCTTCGTTGCCTTCAATCTTATCATTGTTACCAAACATAATCCAGGGATTAAAACATCCTATCTCACGGCCGTCTGTTAACTTCATAACAAACACCCTACGTAATATTCCAACTTGATTTCCCGCTAGTCCAATACCGTCTGAGGCGTTCATTATTTCAAGCATTTCTCTTTCTATTACTGCGGCATTAACGTGATTTGCAAAGTCCCAATGTTCTGCTTGTTGTTTAAGAATCGGATCAGGATCTACTACTAATTTCATAATTTAATTCTTTTAGTCTTGCAATTATAGCAGGATCAATAATTTGTGGAGTTTTAATTTTTACTACAGAAACGAATCTTCCTTTTCTCTGCGTTTGTGTATTTGTAAATCCTTGTCCTGCACTGGCAAATTCAGCGCCTGCTTCGACTCCTGCTCTAATGTCTAGCGTCATCTCTTTGCCGGTAATCATCTTAACAGTTTTTCTACAACCAATCATAGCTTCAATTGGATTTATTTCTACTGTAGTGTATAAATCATCTCCATGACGTTGATAGTGTTCGTCAGGTAATACAAGTACAGTAACATTTAATGACCCGGGCGGTATACCTGGAACAGAGTCATCACCTAGATTAGCATACCGGATAGTTTCACCGTGTGAAATACCAACTGGTAAATTAATAACTACATTCTGTGTACGTCCACTAGGTAGTCTGTAGCTAGCTTCAAGTTGTTTTCCCACATATGAATCTAGTAGTGTAACTTGACATTGAATATTTAAATCTCTATTTCGACGTTGTCCACGCATATGACCAAAAATGTCTCCAAATGGATTTTGATTAAATGCATGTCCAAAAATGTCATGCATATTTCCTGTGTTAAAATGGAATTGCTGTCCTTGCGGAAATTGTCTTTGTTGATCATATTCAGCTTTCTTTTGAGGATCGCTTAACGTGTCGTTAGCAACACTAATGTCTTTGAACATAGCTTGATCACCACCTTTATCGGGGTGGTGCTTATTGGCCAACGTTCTGTAGGCTTTTTTGATTTCGTCTGGGCTAGCTTGTTCGCTAACACCTAAAATTTGATAGTAGTCTTTCATAGCACTATTATATAACAAAAAAAGGCAACTGTCAAGCCGCCTTTTGAATGAATTTTACCTAATTAATATAAACTGATTAATTGAGTAACTCCAAATACTAATGCGGCTCGGGCTTGTTGATCAGCGGACTCTTCTTCTAATTTCTCTGTACTAATTAAGTCCTGTAATATTTCTTTAGCTTCGCTAGGACTTAATTGTCCTGCACCCACAGCTTCGTGTACCTGTAGTGCATACTGGGCACGTTCCGCGGCCCATGTATTACCACTGTTTACTAATTCAGCTAGTGCGCTCATCAGAATCTTCCTTGTACTGATTTAGCAAGTATGTCTGCCTGTTGCTGTATAATCTTCTTCTTAAGGTCACAGTACAATGGACTCACTGGGCCTTTGGCTACACGTTCTTGTAATTCCTTAACAGTGTCAGTAATAGTACCTGTTAGTTTGGCAATGTCACGTGTGGGCTTAGTCTTGGTATAGATATCAAACCACTCTACGTCTTGTGATAGTCGTTTAATTTGTGGTGCCAATTCTGCCTTACAATCAAAGTTTCTACTCTGTTGTTGTATGTCTGTAATTACCTTGGCTTGGTTTACATCCCATGAACTTGGAATGTATTCCATAATATTGGCACATCCAGTTAGTGCAAAAAATGCACATACTGACACTAGTCTTTTCATTTCTTCTTACTGTCCGGAACTTTTTCACCTTCTACTTTCTTGTGAACTTTGATTTTCTTACAAACTTGTACTGGCTTTCCGGCCTTGTCATTTACGACTTTACCAGCTTTGTCTGTTTTGTCTTTACAAACTTCTTTCATTTCACCACCTGCGTATGCTGTTCCTACCAACGCTAATGATGTTACTAATGCTAATAATAATTTCATATTATGCTCCTTTCTTAGCCAACATGGCTTGAATTTTTTCTTGAATAATCTTTGCCCAGAAAGGCTGTGGAAAATTCCATCCCACGAATGCTCC